ATGAAAGCCACCCAAACGCGTCGTCCGGCTGAAGCGAAGGCACGTGATGCGGCGCGACATCCCCAGCCAGCAGCGGACCCCGTCATTCCGGGGGAGGAGGCGATTCGCGAGCGCGCATACCAGATCTTTCTCGCGCGTGGTGACGTGCCTGGCAGCGCGCTACAGGACTGGCTGCGGGCCGAGCAGGAGCTGCGTTCTCAGTCGCGAGCCTGACTTACGAATCGCAACCGATCTGGGACCGCGGCGGACAGCATCAAGGCGGCGATTTGCCGCATGAAGCACACGTGGCCTTTCCGCGGCGTTCGGAGAATGGCGCCGGTGTACTGCGGTCCCGAACCAGCCCGATGAGCACTGCCGCTCCAGAATACGCAGTCGCCGAGAAGAACCACTCGGCCGGACCGGTGACCCCACGTGTGAGCGCGAACGCCGCGACGGCCGCCCAAAACGTCTGGCACGCCCAACAGCCCAGGAGGTACTGGAGCGCCCGTCGGGGGAGCGAGATGCGCGAGAAGCGATGAAGCTCGGCGCGGCGGGCGTCGAGTTCGGGTTCGGTGAGCGGGACCGCGGCGGCGTGTTGCGAGCCACGGGCGACATCCTCGTCCCACTTCGTGCGGTTCGCGACCTCCCAATTGAGCCGGTTGAGCCGCTGGCGGCGCGGATTGTCGCGCAGCGCGAGCCGGTACTGGAGTTCTGCCGCCGGGAACGACCCGAAGATCGACTTCGCCAGCGCGCAGACCGCCAGGGTCCAGACGAAGAAGGACGCCACGTGCGCCCAGTCGGTGATGTCGAAGATGCTCGTCACGTTCAGGCCTCCATGCCTCCAGGTTTCGTTCGATCCGCGGGCGTCGTGCCAGCGGGCGTATTCACAGACGGTGCGGCATCATGCCCGTCGCGCCGCGCACTGCTCCAGTCGCTCGCGGAGCAGATGCCGCACGATCCGCGCTTCGGCCGGCGCGTTGCTGGGGTCCACGGTGAAGTCGCCGTTCTTTGGCAACCGCCATCCAGCATCGAGCTTGGCGAACAGCGCCGCGATGGCCGGGTCGCGCTCGATCAGCCATCGCCGCAAATCGGCTTGGGTCGTGCCGTTCAGCAGCTCGACCGCGCGGGCCATGACGTAATCGCAGGCCAGCAGCCCGAGCTCATCGTCCGGGCAGTACGCCGTCAGATGCACGCGCTTCGGGCCAACGTTGATCGACACGACCGGCATCGCCTCACGCTCCCTTCGCGCCGCCGACCACCAGCCGGCGTTCCCACATCCAGTGAATCTCCGGCGCCCAGGACGCCGACGCGTATGCCACGAGCCGCTGGAGCTCCTCGAAGCGCGTCGCGCCGGGGTCGCGATTCTCGAAGCCGATGTTGATCGCCCCGACGTTCGGCACACCGGCGCTCTTCGCGACCTCGCGCGCCAGCCGGCGGCAGCGGCCCCAGACGTTCGCGTCCAGCATCATGTAGACGGCGCGGTAGAACGGAACCGCGGCCACGACCATCGCGACCTGCGGCTCCGTCGGCAGCGAACCGAAGAACGCCGTCGCGACCGAGTCGTTTCCCGCCGGGATCGCGACCGTGACCATCAGCGCATCGAACGGCCCTTCAACCACGAAGAGCGTGTTCCCGCCAACCCGCACGCGGTCGGCATCGTAGATCGTCGTCTTGTGCCCGCCTTCGACCGGGTAGCTGAGCCAGCGCTTGCGCTGCCGGGCGTCGATTGCCCGCGCCGTGTAGCCGAGCTCCCGGCCGCTTTCACGGACCGGGAACACCACGCGCCGCTCCTGCTCGTCGAAGCGTAGATCGAACCGGGGGATGAGTTCGTCGAGGCGTGCTGCGGGAATGCCGCGCCCGACCAGGTAGTCGTAACCCAGCTGGGCGATGCCCTTGGGCGCCAGCGGCGATAGCGCACTCACATCACGCACGTTCCGGCTCCAGTCCACGTCTCACAGGGGCAATCGTGCATCCACGTTGCCGGGTCCTTGGTCAGGTCGTAGTTCCGCAAGCGCGGCACACCGCGGCCCTCGTACGGCGGCAATCCGCCGTTGCGCCCAGGGAAGTGCCGATACGGCCGGCCCGAGCCGTCAAGGTTCAGATCGACCGCGACCCAGGCCGCCTCGCCCTTGCACACCGGGAAATCGCCCAGCGAGCACTGGCAGATGTGGCCCGTGCAGCAGGCCGACCCTGCCCACGCCGAGAAGCACCCGCTCTGCGAATCGACGAACTGCGTGCACAGCGGCCCGTACTCCCCGTGGTAGCCGTAGCCGGGGATCGCCGGCGGCAACGCCAGCGTGTCGCCGAACGAGCAGTCCGGACTACAGCCCGGCATCCCGTCGCAGCCGGAGTACCACGATGGCACGAGGCCGCGCCAGTAGATGCCGGTGACCTCGTGGAACCACAGGCCGCTGTCCGGGCCCATCGGGTAGGTTTCACCGCAGCCGAACATGTCGCCCAGGCAGTTGCCGCTGAACTCACTGCCCGGCGGACCCGTCGCCTTGAAGTACAGGCCGGGATGCCACACATGATCCAGGCGGTTTTTCTTGAACTGCCCGCCGTGCGTCGCATCCCAGCCGTGGTTGCAGGTGTCCGGCGTGCAGGCGTAGTAGCTGTAGCCCTCGACGCGGCGGAGGCAGTGATAGCCCTTGTACGGGTCGCTCTCACACTGCAGGGTCTGCCAATCCACGCTCTTGCAGCCCTTCTCGTCGCTGTGATAGCCGCAGCCGGGCGAAGCCTCCATGTCCGAGTCGTACCCGTCGCAGACCGTGTCCTCCCAGTAGTGGCGATCGCAGGGGCACTCCTCGCCGCCGCGGTAGTGCGAGTAGCCGCTCTTGCGGCTCATCATGTGGCACTTGGCCGACTGGCAGTTCTGCGTGCACTCTTCCCAGCTTGGCCGCGTCCACGGGACGCAGGTGTCGGAGAACTCCGTGTACTCGTCGTCGTAGCCCGGCCCCCACTGGTGATACCAGTAGCCCAGCGCGTGATCGTACGGCCAACAGCCCTCCGCGTTGGCGCAGCACTTGTCGCAGGCCTTGCGGTACTCCGCGCCGCCGTCGCCGAAGCAGTCGTGGTGGAACAGGTACTTGTGGTAGCCGCAGTCCTTACCCATGAACTGGCCGGGCGTGCGCTTACGGGTGCAGACCGCGATGCTGGTCCACACGCCGTAGTCGATCAGGTAATCGACCGCGTCGATGATTTCCTGGATGTGGACGGCCTCGATCACGTCGCCCGGGCGCAGGCCCCAGCTCGGGTACTTCGCCCAGACCTGTGCGAAGTCGTCCCAGTTGGGCTTGTACATCAGGATGAACGTGCCCGGCGCCGTGCCCCACGAGTACCCGCCGCCGTAGCACGGGTTGTCGAAGTGCAGGTCGTCGGTATAAAGCATGTTGATGCCGCGCCAGGTCTTCCGCGCCGCGGCGCTGCCCCACGTCTCGCCCTGGCCGGGTTGATGGTTCGGGTGATTGTGTAGCGGGCGCGGATCGGGCGTCGGCCCGCCCACGAGGCCCTTGCCGCCGGTCATGTAGTGCGGGTGGACGTTGGAGCCGCTCCAGCGGAACTTGATCGGCATCGGCACGCAGCACAGGCCGTCGTCGCCGCCGCGGAAACGCGGGTTGTGGTGGAAGGCGTCGCAGCGGTCGTCGGTCTCGGCGCAGGTGTCGTACTCACCGGTGCAGCAGTCGCCGCCCAGCCACGACAGCACGAAGCGGACCATGTTGAGCAGCCCGGGCTGGATCGTCTCCCCGCCGTCGCAGGCGAAGAAGTCCGTGCCGTGCCGGACGTTGATGCCGCCGTAGTCCTCCAGCATCTCGGGCAGGCCGTAGGCGTAGGGGTTGAAGTGGGTGAACCACTGGAGGTAGTAGGCGTCCGCATCCGCCGGTGCGCTGTCGGCGCCGGGGTCGTACTTCGTGATGTCGGGGTCCTGCGGGTCCGGGTCGTTGTAGAAGTACCGCACATACCAGCGCAGCTCGGTCGCGTGGGCGTACGGACCGCGCTGCGCCGTGTATGTCGGTCCGCCGCTCATCGCGACGAACGACCAGGCCGACCACGCGCCGCCGGGCGCCTTCGTTTGGCAGTAGAGCCGCACGTTCGTCGGCGTGGGCACGCCGCCGGGCTTCGCGTAGGTGAACGTGACGACCTGGCCGGGCTTCTGGGTGTAGCCGACGCCGTCCTGGCGGCCGGGCTGAGTCGCGCCGAACCAGCCCGCGCCCTCGGGGTCGAACGGGTCGCTGGCCTGGTCGCGCGCGACGCTGCCCAGCGGAAAGTACGTCCGGTCGTGCGTGCCGGCCGCGAACTGCCCGGCTGGATCGCCCGAGCGCGTGCGGATCGGCACGCTCGGCTTGGGCATCGGGCAGCAGGGCGGATTCTCACCCAGGGCCGCGTATTCCTTGCCTCCCGGCTGGTAGTCCCAGCAGGTGCCGGTCTCGTTGCAGCCGATCGGGCCGAGCAGCAGCCGGCGCTCCCACATCTCCGGCCCCCACAGGCAGCGCGGATGCTGACGGTCGTACCACTGGCGCTTCGGGCTGCCGTTGGGCCGCGATCCGAACACCGCGTAGAGCAGGCCTTCGAGCTTCTCGAGTGCCAGCGCGAACTTGCCGCCCAGCGTGTCCTCCCAGTTGATCTGGCCCGGGCCGGCGGGCGGTGAGCCCTTGGGCAGCACCTTCACGCCGGGCGGATGCAGGTCGGACCACCGGAGCTGGCCGGGGACCGTACCGCCGCGCGTGGCCAGCGTCTCCTCGCCGTGCGAGTGCGTCCCGTACGTCGCGTGCTGCTCGCTGGTGATGTCGACGAAGGCCACGGTTACACCCCGTCCAGCTGGAACTTCGCCTTGGCCGGCACGCGCAGCGTGTCACCATTCGGCACACTCACCGGCGGGTCGATCTTGGTGACCCACATGAGCTCGTTGCTCCCGCCCACAACGCCGTACACCGCCAGGCCGCTGAACGGGCCGATGGCTGCGCCGCTTGTGTTTTGCCACTGCGGCGCGCTGGCGGATTCCACGTGCGGCGGCGGACCGGCGACGTAGGTCCACGAGCTGAGCGCGGCCGCAGCGAAGTGCGCGTGGAAGAACGGCGCGAGGTCGGCGTACGCCGTCCGCCGCGTGATCGCCGGGGCCGTGGCCAGCAGCGGCCGGCAGTAGATCGTCGTGTACCGGCTGCCGGTCTTCTGGAACGCGTATTTTGCGAAGCGCACCGCGAAGTCGCGCGTAATTCGCCCAAAGATCCGGGCCTGGTAGATCACGTGCAGCGCGGTCCCCGGGCGCAGCAGCACCGGCGCCCGGAACCCCGCCGCGGCAATCAGCTTGTTCCGCGACGTGTCCGCCACGAACGCCAGCGTGATCGGGAACCCGCCCATCTTGCGGAAGTCGCACAGCCAGTCGAGCTCGCCCGACGGGTCCCACTGGTACATGTACGGCCGCAGGCACACGCTCGGGTCGTAGGGGTCGCAGTCCGTGCCGCAGCGCTTGCGCGGCCGCTGCCAGGGATAGCCGACCTCGGGCTCCCATGACTCCTTCGGCGTCCACTCGGGCGGCGGCTGCTCGATTTCCTCTGGCGTCCAGGGGAAGTCCCAGTCGCCGCCGGCCTGCGGCGTCCACGAGTGGTTGTTTGGGAACGTGACCTCCTGCGACGCAAATCCGCCGCCGTCGGCCTCAAGCGCCGCGGTGAAGCTCAGCGCCTGCCGGGCGTAGCCGAAGGACGTTCGCATCGGGGTGGTGTAGCAGCCGCCTTCATTGGCCTGGGCGTTGGTGCATTGCGCAAACGTGAGCGTCGGGCCGAACGCGATGCCTCCGCCGATGTTCGGCCGGCCGTCCGGGTAGCTTGGCGTCGGGCCCGCCACGCCCATCTGGAACGTCATCGCCGCCTGACAGGCCGGGAAGAGCTGGCGGTAGACGTACTCGATGCCCTCGTACGCCAGCAGGTTCGGCAGCGCGAACCGGGCCAGCTCGATCCCGCTCTCGTGGTCAACGTGTCGCACCAGGAACCGGCCCATCAGTACGTCCCCCGGTAATGCGACCGCGTGCAGACGAACGCATCGACGCCCGGATCGGGCGCGGCGAAGATCAGCACCACGTCGCCCACGACCAGCGGGTTGACCCACTGGCCGCCGGCGCCCTGCTCTTCCAGGTTGAACACGTTGTTGTACGCCAGCCCGCCGCCGACCTGTGTCCAGGCGCCGTCCTCGTCCATCGTCGCCTGCGCGGCGGCGTAGCGGTACGGTGGCGCACTGCCCGACTTCGACGTGATCATCGCGAACGCCGCCGCCATCGAAGCGGCGCCGGTTGGCAGGCCGATCTTCGCCACGACCCACGCGACTTGCGGGTCCGGGTCGCGTTCGCTGGGCGGCTGCACCCACAGCAGGCAGGCGGAACCCGCCGCGCCGCTGTCGAGCTTGTCGGCCTGGCCGTCCTTCGCTTCGGCGAAAACGTGGCCCTCGTCGTTCATCTTCACACGGGCGACGCAGACGCCGTCCACGCAGCCGCGACCGAACAAGCCGTTCTTGACGGGCTCGAGCAGGATGACGAATCGACCGGCGTGCGCGGCGGTGGGCGTGACGCCCTTCAGGGCGACCCGCTCCTTGAATGCGTCGGCGTTGTCCGTGGGTTTGATGACGGTGCCGGCCACACCGAGCACGTCGAAGCGCTGGCGATCGGCGCCGCTGTCGTTGCGGACCAGGACGATCCCTGTCTGCCGCCAGTCGGGCAGGCCGTCACGAGTGGCGCTGCGCTGGCGCTCCTGGTAGTCGCGCGCGACGTCCACGAAGGCGTTGAACGTCGCCGCCGGGATGACGAGCGGGTCGCCCGAGCGGACTTTGCGCAGCGTGCTACTCATGTCCAGCCCCCACGGCCAGCGGTAGAATGCGGTCGAAGTCGCAGCATGCGATTGCAGATCGCCATTCTCCGGAGAGGCCCAGCATGCCCGACCCAAGCGCCGCACACGACGATGAAGCGTCTGAGCGATGGGCCTCTCCGGAGAATGTCCGGTGTCTAAAATGCGGATTCACCGAACCCTGGGGCAAGTACGGCGTCCGACTGGGGGCAGCAGGACGGACGTGGACTCTCGGTTGGTGTGCACGCTGCCGATGGGTGCGTTGCCACGTCATTGAGAAGCGGCGAGACCGGCCGTCCGCAAAGCGATAATGTGCAGCACACCTCATGAGCCGATCCCCAGCAGGCTCAGGTTGCCGTCGTCGTATACGCGCTCGATGTAGACCGCGATCGGCTTCTTCACGAGCGCCTTGGCGACGGTGTCTTCGCTGTCGGCGTAGCGCACCCACAGGTACTCCCAGCCCTTCTTATTGATGCCCGTGATGTCGCCGATCGTGAGGTTCGTGACGTTCGGGCTGGCCGCGAACCGGAACGTGATCTCCCAGTCGCCGTAGCCGCGCCGCGAGCCAGAAGCGCCGAGGAACAGCACCTCGCCGGCGTTGAAGCCCTTGAATGCGCCACTATTCGCCCTGCCGGTGAGCTGGAACAGCGTCATCCGGTACGCCGGCGTGACGGTTGTGTCCGGCAGGTAGTGCGTCTCGGCGAACTGATAGATCGGGACGGTGATATCGACGCCTTCGACGCTGTCCGCCGTCACACCGATAGCGCCCTTGAAGTCCGGCGCCGAACCGGCGGGGTACTTCGCGATCGTTTGCTTGCTCTGCGTGATGTGCTGCGTGCCGCCGCCGGTGTCGAAGGCAAACGTCGACTCGTTCGTCGGCGTGAACGGGCCGTAGCGGACGACCCCCTCCCAGAGCTCCTCACCGATCGGCTGCACGCTGACCGTGTCTCGCGGCAGGAAGAACCAGCCACTGCCCCACGGGTCGTACGTGGCTGGACTGCCCGCGACCAGGGCGTTGCGCGCCGCGACGTCGTCGTTCGTGCCGCGGATGTTGTACCGCAGCTCGACCGAGGGGCTCGTGCCGGTCGTGACCAGCCGGCTCTCGAACTTTTCGACGACCTCGACGGGCAACGCAGGTCTCCTACGCGAACGTCAAGCGCCCGGCGCTTTCGGCCAGACGCTTCGTGTGCTTGGCGGTCTCCTCGGTGGCGCGGGCCGTCCGCTCAGCAGCGCTGCCGCCACCCAGCCCCGCCGCGCCGAGTGGGTTGAACGTGCCGATCACGCTGATCTTCTGGGCGAGCAGGCTGCCCAGGCCGGCGAGCTGATCGTCCAGGCCGGCCAGGGGATCGCGGGGCGGCCGTTTGGGCGCACCACCCTCTGCGTCGGCGGCCTCGCGCTTGCGCTGCGCTTCCGCCACCGCGTCGTCCAGCGCCTTGCGGGCTTCGTCCAGTTGCTGCTGGGTTGCTTTGACCCGGGCGTCGGTTTCCTGGTCGAGCTGCCGCTGCGCGTCCTGGTCCTGACGGCCGATTTCCTCGAGCGCACCCTCGTGGGTGCTCTTGGCGCGCTCGCGCTCCGCCTGGCGCTGCGCTTCGCGGGCCTGCAGCGCCGCGTCGCGCTGCCGGTCGATCTCCGCGTTGACGGACGCGAGGTCCTCGTCGGCCATCTGCTTGGCGGCGTCGACGTCGAGCGTTTCGTCGAACAGACCCCACAGCTCGAGCAGGCGTTTGGTGGTCCAGTTGATCGCGGTATTCCAGGCCTTCTGGAAGCCCGCCGTGAAGCTGGTCCAGGTCTGCGACAGGAACGACGTGGTCTCGATCCAGGCGACCTCCAGCGCGTGGAAGCCGATCTCGGCCGCCGCGAGGGCCCCGTACCACATCCCGTACGCGATATTGAGGAAGAACCGCTTCGCTTCCAGCCATGCCCGGTTGAGCGCCGCCACACCCTGCTGCCACGCTAACTTCAGGCTCAGCCAGAGGATCTGCGCGGCGAGATTGATGTCGCCGGCGGCCAGGGCGTCCGCGATCCCGCCCATTACCTTATATGCGGTGTCGCGCAGCCGGCCGAACTGCTCACCCAGCCAGGTCAGCGCCTCGCTCCCGGCGCCTGTGACGACCAATAACGTGGTGCCCAGCGCCACGGCGGCGGCGATCACCAGCCCGATGGGTGAGATGATGGCCGCCAGCGCCGTGCCAATCGCGCCGAACGCCGCGCCGATCCCGGTCACGACCGTGGCCAGCCAGCCGAACACGGCGCCGACGCCCGAGATCAACGTTCCCGCCACAATCAGGCCGACGCCCACGGCGGTGACGGCCGCCGCGACCTGCAGCGCCGTGACGATCAGGGCTTTGTTCTGCTTCAGCCACTCCGTGACGCGCACCACGACGCGCGTAACGGCGTCACCCAGGTCCTTGATGGTTGGCGCCAATGCGGCGCCAATCGTGAATGCCGACTGCTTCAGCACGCGCCAGAGCGTGTCGAGCGTATCCGCCAGCGCGGCGGCGTCTTTGGCGGTTTCGGTGGAGACCGTCAGCCCCAGCTCGCGCGCTTTGTGCTGGTACTCTTCCAGCCCTCTGGCTCCGTCCGCCAGCAGCGGCAGCAGGCGCGTCCCGCTCTTGCCGAAGACCTCCATCGCCAGCGCGGCCCGCAACGTCGGGTCCTGCACCTTCGAGAGTCGATCGGCGATGAGCTTGAACTGTTGCTCGGGATTGAGGTTGACCAGGTCGGTGACGCTCAGCCCCAGGCGCGCCAACGCCTCCGTCGCCGATTTCGACCCCGTGGCCGCCTCGGTGACGACCTTCTGCATCTTGCGCAGGCCGGTCTCGAGGGTTTCCAAGTCGGCGCCGGCCAGGTCGGCGGCCCAGCCGAGTTCCGAAAGCGTCTCGACGCTCACGCCGGTGCGGGCCGACATCTCGTCCAGCGCATCGCCGGTGTCGATGAAGGCCTTCACCGTGCCGCCCAAGAACGTCAGCGCCGCTGAGCCGAGCGCCCCGAGCTTGAGCCCCACGGAGCGCACGCCCTCGCCGAAGGCCTTCAGCCGCTGCTCGGCCTTCTGCAGCCCCTTGGCGATCTTGTCGTCTACGCCGAGCTCGACGAACGCCCGGCCGGCGCGGATGCCCTTTGTGTTCGCCACGGACTACCCTCCGCGCACGCTGCCGCCCCAGCGCTTCGGGAGCTGCGGCCGCTCCTTCTCCAGTGCGGGGCCCATGAACGGTCGCTGGTCGATGGTCACGCGGGTGCGGAAGACCTGGCCGCGCCGCCGGCGCCTGACCTCGGCCTTGCCGCCGAACTCGAGCACGTTGGGAGCGGTGCTGCGCTGGAAACCCACCGGTCCAACCACGACCGAATCGCTGGTCGGGTCGTAACCGAAGTAGATCAGCCGGCGCAGCGAGCCTTCGTGTGAGTGCGGCGGCTGGCCCGCCGGCGCGCTGCCTTTCTTCGTGCGGATACTGTGTTTCGCGGTGGTGCGGATGAACGCGCCGGCCTTCGACAGCACGGCGCGCTTGGCCTTGTCGACGGCCCGCAGCACCGTCTGCTTGTCGAAGAACAGCGTCTTGATCTGCATCGTGATCATGCCGCGCACCTCACGCTCGGAGTAGGAAAACGCCCGCGGAGCGCCGCATCGGCCACTCCGCGGGCGCAATCACGGGAGCCGACTACGTGCCGGTCGGCGGCGGCGTGGTTTGGGCCGTCTTGGCCCCGATCTGGCCGAAGCCCAGCGCCCCGATCAGGCTGGCGATCTTCTGAGCCACATCGTCGCCGCTCATGACCTTGCTGAGCGACACCGCCTCCTCGGCGTCCGCCTCGGTCAGGGCCTTGACGATCTTGCCCACCGCGGCGGTCAGCACGGTGCCCAGCGCCTGCTGCTGCGCGATCGCGTTCTGCGCCGCCAGGTTCTGCTGGTTGACCGCGTTGCTCATCGCCAGGTTGTGGTAGAACGACGGACCGTCGCCCAGCGACTTGAAGTTGGTGGACGACACGCTCGTCACGACTTCTTCCGGAAGAGGCATGTGAATTCTCCTTACGCTTTGCCTCACATCACTGCACCCGGGCATCCGTGCCCGGGAGTCTGCCTGTGGTAAAGAACTCCTTGATCGCTTCCATCCCGACCTCCACCGGCGCGGCCCGCCTCACGAACGGGTCGAAATCCGCCGGCCGGAAGACCCGCGTCTTCTTGGGATCGCGGTGGCAGTTCGCGAGCAGCGCCAGCAGCGCGCTGGTCCGCGCCCATTCGCCCTTCGCGCGCGCCTCGGCCAGCGCGAGCAGTTCGCGGAGCGTCAGCCGTCCGGGGTCGACGCCGACAATCCCGGCGCACTGCCAGATGAGGTCCCAGACGCCGCGAGCGCTTGGGCGACGATCTGCTCCGCGTCGACCGTCGCCAGCCGGGCCTCGACCAGATCCCGCGCCTTGTCCATCACTCGCCAGGTCGTCTCGAGCACGCGCTGGAGGTTGGCCCGATCTCTCGGGCTCGGGGAAAAAAGCACCAGATCCTCCAGCAGGGCCTTCGTCGCCTGTTCGATCGCATCGCCCGCCATCGCGCGACCGAAGTCCTCATCGCTGACGCTCCTCGCGTCCGCCTCGGGCTTGCACACGGCGTAGACGACGTCGCACAGGAGCACCGGATCGCGGTACAGCCGCTCGATGAGCTTCCCGTCCAGGATGTCGAGCAGGTTCACGTCGACCAAGCCGCGCACGCGCTTGAGCACGTCGACGTTGATGGCGAGGGTCCATGTTCGCCCGGCGTTGTCGGTAAAGGTCTTCATGGCTGTCAGCTCCCCGTCACCCAGGTGCGGTACACCGCGAGCTTGGCGGTCACACTGACCGTGATGGCCTCCTCCAGCTCCTCGCTGCGGCTGAAGGACGTGATCGAGAAGTCGCCGTCCGGCCCCTGGCCGCCTTCCTTGTCCAGCACCTTCAGCGCGATCAGGCCGGCGGTGAGGTAGGCGTTCTTGATCGCCGTGAACCCGGCATCGGCGGGGTCCCAGACCATCTCGAACTCGACCGAGCACTCGCGCAGCGTGGGCGCCGTCGCCCGCCAGCCCTGATTGGCCCGGGTGGTGACATCCGCCTCGCCCGCCTCCAGGTTGAGCGTGACGTTGCGGACGTTGGTCATTTCGGTGGATGCGGGGTTGCCGGCCGCGCCGTGGTACAGCTTGGCGTTCATCCCCAGTACGAAGTTCGCCATGTCTCAGTCCTCCATGACTGCCGGGCGCTACGTCAGCCCGAGCTCGATCACCGTGCCGGCCGTGGCGCGCAGGTACACCGTCTGGCCGTAGGACGGGCCGAGCATGACCATCGAGTCGGCCGGGATCGTCAGCTTCGCGGTCGCACCAGACACGTCCCGCACCTCCACGTTCGCCGCCAGCGGATGCACCACCAGCGAGGCGCCGCGCGGCACCTCGACGGCCTGGTCCGAGCCCGTCGCTGTCAGCGCCTCGAGCGCCTTGAAATTCATGGGCCACTCCTTCGGTTTGAGGGGCACGACGGGCGGCGTGTACAGCAGCACATGCAGCCCAGCCTGCGTGGCCCGCAGGCCATAGCCGGTGTTGACGACCGCCCCGACCAGCGCGGCGTTGACCTCCGCCCGCGTCCACGGCTTGGCCGTCGCCGGCGAGTTGCGGGCGAAAACGAAGACCGTGTCGTACGCGCCGCTTGGGTTGAAGTTGGCCGTCGCTTGTTCACTGGCGCCCACCCGCAGCGTGACACGTCCGTTGCCGCCGCTGTTGTTCCGCCAGCACACCGCCGCGGCCGCCGCGACAACGCGTTCGCCGGGCGCGAGCGCCACATCGGCGACGCCGACGTTGAACGTCGCACCGGGGTAGCTGCCGTCGAGGTAGGTGCTGTCGCCGTCCTGCGGGACCTGGCTGACGTACTCCCAGTAATCCACGTCAGGCTCCCTTTGGCTCGACCTCGGGCGGCGGCTCGTCCGGCGGGTACGGGTACCAGCCGAACTGCGAGCCGTTCACGTTCGCGTTGAGGCGCGCCACACGCACCGTCGGCCCGAACAACGTGGCGTCGTCGCACGTGTAGACGTCGTCGACGTCGACGGTGTAGCCCTGCGAGGCGAGGTTGAAGCGCTTGCCCAGATACGCCACGTTCATCGACCCACCCGGCCCGCCGAGCCCTTGCGCCACAACCTTCCCATCCATGCGCCAGACGTACCGATCGAACAGCACCGCGAGTTCGCAGTAGTACCAGCGGTTCAGGTCGACCCGCCCGAAGCTGGCCAGGTGCGGCGAGCCCACCGCGCCGATGTGCAGCCGCAACGTGCCATCCTCGCCGAGTCGCAGCGATGCCCGATGGGTGGTGCCCGAGCCGATGAACAGCAAGTGTTCCCATTGGCCCACCGTCTGCGGCAGCGCGATCACGCGCAGTCCGAATCCAATCGTGTACGCCGTCCGGCTGACCGTGGTCGGGTTCCCGTTGGCGTCGTAGCCGTTGGCCACGGCGATGTTCACCACCGTTGTGCCGGTCGGAACCGTGAGTCGGCAGCCGCAGGCGCCGCTGCGCTTGTACGCCGCACTGACCGTCGCCCCCGTGAAGGTGACCATCTCCGCAAGGTCGAACGCCTCGAAGCCCGCGAACCACTGCAGCGGCATGGCGGTTCACCTCCGCACCCGGTACGTGACCGTCAGCACGCTCGTGAACTGCCGGTACTGCTCCAGGTGCTCCGGCGCGAACACCGGCTCGTTCTCGAGCGCGAGCCAGGCCGCCACGGCGAATCCCTCAAGCTTGCGGTAGCGCAGGTGGTCGCCGATCTCCTCGACCAGCCTCATCAGCGCGTCCAAAGCCGCCGGATCATCGACGTCGACCTTGCGCTGCACCCCGATGTCGATCGCGCAGTCGTGGAAGCCGTCCGCGCGCGTGGCCGCGCTGATCGCCAGGCTCTTGGGGATGACCGTGACCTTCACCGCCTGCAGCACCGGCAATTCCACGGCGGGGCGGTAGCCGCGTTCCGCCTGGAACGTCATGCTGAACGTCGCGCCGTTCAGGCTGGCGACGATCGCATCGGCGAGCGCAATGAGTGTGCTGTCCGGCATCACGAACCTCGCATCAGGCCTTCCAGCCAGGTGCCGATGAACTTCAGCAGCAGCGTGCCGACGCCGCAGAGCGTGGCGAAGGAGAGCTTCTGAATGGCCGCGAGCCGCGACTCGACCCGTTCCATGCGCACCAGGAGCGACTTCTCCGGGTGGTTGTTGCCGAAGACCGCCGAGCGAATCTCGCCCAGGTCCTTCAGGCACGTCGGCTGGAACTGGCACTTCTCGGGCTGACTGTCACTCATGGCATCAGCGCTCCATGCCTACGTGTTTCGTATGGACGCGCAGCGTGCGGCGGTACGTGTCGCTGTAGCGCCACGCCGGCTCGCCGCCGGGCGCCATCACCTCGTAGAGGAAGATCTGGTCGCCATCCGTCTCGCGGATGCGGTCGCCGGGCTTGGGTAACTCCTGCTTGCCCGCCAAGACGAGGTCCGCCGCCGTAATCAGGTAGTCCCGCGACTCCGTCCGATGCAGCACGCCGTATTCGTCGGCCTGCTCGAACGTGGTCTGCCCGATCGTGGCGGGCAGGTCTACGCTGTCGCCGGCGCGGAGGTAGGTGACCGTCCGCGACAGGTGGCGCGTGCGCTGCTCCTGCAACCACGCGGCGCCTTGTTCGAGCAGGTTCGACATGGTTGCCTACTGATTCATCCGGACGCGCACCGTGGTGGCGGCGTCTGCGGCCGCCTTGACGCACTTGCCGATCAGCTTGTTGCCGGTCGCGGTGGTCGTGGCGACGTTGTTCGTGTCGTCCCAGTAGACGTTGGCGCCCGCGGTGATCGCGGTACCGCCGCCGGTCGCCTTGGCGAAGTCAAACACGCCGTCCACTGCCAGCGACCCCAACGCGTTCGCTGCGATCGGTGTGCGGGACACGCCCACCAGCTCGCCCTGCACGATGACGTCGCCCGCGGCCACGGCCGAGCCGGGCGTGTAGTCAATCGAGCGGCCGTCATGTACGAATGTTGCCTGTGCCATCCTGTGTCACTCCTTCGGGGCTGGGTCCGTACTGCTACGCCTCGCCCTTGCTCTTGATCCCGCCGCGCGGTTCCTGCAGCGCGACGCCGAAATCGTGGTAGCCGCGCATCTGCACGCCGAGCACGTTGAAGTCCGCGTCGGCGGTTTCGATCGTGGGCGCTTCCTGGCCATTCAGGAACGCGACCTCGATGACCGGCAGGTCGATCGGATCGGCCAGCAGGTACCAGGCCTTCTCCGAGTACCCCGTGTACTGCGCGTTGCTCAGGTAGCGGCTGACCTCCGCACGGAACTTGCCCGTATGGGGGTTCGCGATCGGGTACTTGGTGCTGGCGGTCGTGTCGCGGACCTCCAGCGACTTGTAGAGCACCGTGGCCATGGCGCTCAGCGCCGTGGGCACGAGCACCACTGCCGGCATCGCGCCGAGCGGCTTGCCGTCCGGATCGGTCTGGTCCAGGAAGGCCTTCTCAGCCTTGGACATGCCCTCGATCGACAGCGCCGTGTCCGCACCGGTCAGGTAGTTGTTGTTGCCGGCGCTGAAGAACGCCGCATTGTTCATGAAGATCGACCAGAAGATGTCGTTGATCTTCAGGCCGGAGCCCCGCCCCAGCTTGCGTGGGACCGTGGTGATCGCGCCGAGGTCATCGTTGATGATGTCCCGACGGTCGATCGCCAGCAGCAAGCCGTAGGTGTCGGCCTTGTTCGTGTAGGCCTGCTCACCCAGCGTGCCGTGCTTCAGCTCGCCACCCGGCGCGACCTGCTCGTACTGGTCCTTGCCGATCAACCGGTAGCTGGTGACCGTCTTGAAGTCGCTGACGTTGCGGACGGCGCAGATGTTCCGCCAGGTCCGTTCGACGCTGAAGAAGCCCTCCAGCAGGAACTTGTTCGCGACGTTGCTGAGGATGCCGCCGATGTCGATCGTCGACGCCGCGGCCCGGATTTCCCGGCCGAAGGCGTAGCGCAGCATCTCCGGCGTGACGCGCCGCTCGCGGCCGACGTAGCCGTTGGCCCGGGCCGCCTCGACGATCAGCTCGGCCAAGCCGAGGCGCCCGTCGAACTGGCGGTCCGCCTCGTCGAGGACCGGCGCTTCGAAGTATCGCTCGATCTTCTCGACCCGGGCGGCCTGCAAGCACGCGGCCTCGAGCACCTGGCCGGTGACGGCCATCTCGGTCACGTGCACGGCCGGCGCCTTGGGACGCATGACCCGGAGCTTCTCCAGCTCGGTGCGGTCCGGGGTCCAGCCTTCGGCAATCGCCCGCGCCTCGATCTCGGGCAGCCGCCCACCCAGAATTGAGCGGATCGCGGCGATGCGCTTGGTCTCTGCCAGCGCCTGCGCGCGGACATCCGCGACCGGGTTGACGACCGATGCCGGCGTCGCACCGGCGGCGGGGCCGGCCTCCGTGCCGGCGCCCGCTGCCTCGTCACGCGCGACGTCGTCCTGCGGCGCCTCCGGCGCCACGTTATCGAGGACCTCCGTGTCCTTGTTCTCATCCATGAGTTCGCTCTCCTGTTGCTGCGCCGCGATCGTCGCGGTGGTATTCCCGTCCGCCCCCAGGTCCACGAAGCTGATCTCGCCCAGCACCGTCCGCCGGGCCACGTACAGCGGCCCCTCGAACGTGCGGCTGTTCACCGTGACGCTCTTGCCGGCGCGGACGAACTCAGCCTGGGCGACCTGCGCGCCGAT